ATCTTTTCGAGGGTCCGCCACGGCCTGCCCGGCAACGCCGCGCCACTCATCTCGATGATCTCGGAGGCCGGATCGTAATTGTGGTAGACCAGCCCCGCGATCAAATGACCTTCGTCGTCCATCACGCCGATGGCCTTTGCACTGGCTCCGAAGCCACGCTCCCGGCAGCGCGGGATCAGTTGAGCGACGAAGTCGCCCACCGCCGCGTCGTGTCCGTAGAGGTAGCGCATCAGCCCCGTCCATAAAACGCAAAGGGATTAGCCGGCGGCGGCGTGTAGGCGGCCTGGGCTGCGGCGTTGTCTGACAGTCGCTTGGCAATCGCATCGCGGCGCGCGGCGACGTCGTAGGTGCCGCCCTGCGCCAGGGCCTTCAGGGCCAACGGGTCAACCAGACCCTGCGGGTCGCCCAGCGTCTGCGTTTGCGGGATACGGCCCTCGCCGTAAGGGCCGCCGCCCATCGCGGGGAGATTTTGCGACGGCGGTTGCCACGCGTCCGGCATCCGAAGCTGGTCGATCATGTCAGCCGTGACGCTGTGATGCTGCGCGTTCCACGCCGCCATCGCATCTTCCGAAGGCTTGTAGCCGGGGATGTAGGCCGGCGCGAACACGCCGTTATCGGCCCCTTGCGGATTGTAACTCTGAAAAAGATTGCCCATCGCATTCGAGGACGCCGGCACCGGGACAGGAACGGGGACTGCCACCGCCGCCGAAGGTGCCGCCGCTGCGGGCGCTGCATCTGCCATCACCTACTCCTACACGTTGACGCCCAAGACCTCGAACGTCGCGGCAATCGAAACCAACTCGACGTTCGGCGGGGCCCGTTGTCCAACCATGACTTGCAAGACCGGCGCGTGCGAAAATCCCGTTGCCCCGATGGAGACCCACCCGGTGTTCTGAACCATAGGCGCTGACGGCGCGTCCTGATCCCACAACGCCTCGTCCCACAGGCCCTCATCCCACACGTCGTTGACGCCGGGGTCGGGGCCAGGAACCGGCGGCTGCGGAATTTTCACGACGTAGTCGGTGCAGGCCGAAATCTGCGGTCGGAACGGCGAGTTCGGCGCGGCCACGAACGAGGCCCGCGCCTGATGCCAGACGCAGGTCTGCGACGGCGACTGAAACATCTCCCAGCCACCGACCAGCACCGCCGTGTAGGGAAGCCCGTCGTCGTAGCCGGTGCGGTCGGCCTGCATCACGATGCCGTTCTGCGTTCCGAAAAACATATCGGCGCGCATCCGAATGAAGCACGTCGCGTCCCAGCCGACATAGCGCATCCACGCGCCGGTCGCGGTGTTGACGGTGGCGCAGTAGCGGTTGCCCGGCGGCCCGCCCGGCCACGTCACGAACATGCCGCCATACTCGTCCCAGCGGCACATCGTCCACGGCAACTGGGTCTTGGTCAAAACCTCGGAACGCCACATTGGCTTGATGGTCACCGTCAGCATGGTGAGTTCAAGCTGGCCGGCGTCCTTGGTGATCGCCGCCGACAACGGCACGATGCCCTGCACGGTGGCGACCAAGAGATCGCCGCCCAAGAGGGTGTGGGCGTTGATGCCCATCGGCGGCGGGATTTGGTAGCGCCCCTCCTGCCGCCAGTTCGCGGCATCGGAGGGGTTCGAGCCTGAGAAAATCAGAACCTCGCCCTGGTCGGTGACGAAGCAGCATTTGTCGTCCAGGCCGTCGCCGGCATCGATTGTCCACGTCGCGCCAAACAACAATTTGCCGCCCCGGTTGGCGGCTCCCGACAGCGGGATCATCTGCAACTCGCCGCCGATGGCGTTGATGTCGAGATACCACGCCGTCATGCTGCCGCCTTCGATGAAGAACCAGCGGTTGGCATACTTCCAGACGTAGACGAGATTCCTGCCGTGCTCGACCGTGGTGTCGGCGGGCCCGGTGATCAGGATGTCCGGCGGGACCGGTAGCGTCGGATCGAGAACGTGCCAGCTTGTGCCGTCGAAGCGCAGCGGATAGTCGCCGCCCTGGTTCAGCGCCAGGAGATAGTCTCCAGCCGGCGTCTCCATCTGGCTGGCGCAGTAGTTGCCGGACGCCTGCCCGCTTTTCACCAATGTCGCGGTGCCCGCGAACGATACGTCAAACAGGCTGTCCTCGGTGGCGGCGAACATCTTCTGCTCGTTGCCGCTGGCATATTCGAAGGCCGAGATGATCGGCTTTCGCGACGGGTGCTCCAAGGGAGGCGGCGGATCGACGCCGTTGTCGAACAGGTCGCACCAGCGGATCGAGCCGCTGCGCAACTGGATGCCGCGCATCGTCACCCGCCAATTGTCGCACACCATGCAGCCGCCCGGCTGCATGTAGGCGTAGTTCTCGCTCAGGATGATGCCGCGCGTCGGGGCCGGCAGCGTGACGGCGCGCAGTTGCTGCGCCATCTGGCTCGGCACCGGCTGTCGGCGGAACGCCTGAAAGATGCTCATGGCGGGTACGGCGCTTCAAACGGATAGGCGATCTGTGCCGACGACGAGATCGAGGTTCTCCCTGCAATGATCGGCGCGGGCTTGTCGGCCCCCATCGCCATCATGATGGCGTCGGAATAAGTCCCCAAATCCTCGGCGTAGGGCGAGCCCTTCTGCGCCTTCCATTGATAAATCATACCCAGCTTCAACAATCGCTCATCGAGCGCGAAACTGTCGGCATCGGTCAGGAACGTGGCTCCGAAGCCGCCCGACGCCAGCGCCACGCAGTTCTTGTCGAGGTAGGGGAACGTCGCGGTGATGCCCGGCCCCAAGGTCGGCCAGATCAGCATCTGCCCGCCCATCATCGTCCACTCGCCCCACGCCGAGAAACGGTTCAGCGCGCGGCGCTGTATCCAGTCATCGATGTCGGGGATGTAGCGCATCGGGTGCAACGCGGACGTCGAGCGCCAGACGTTCGCGGTCACCAGCATGCGCTTGAAGTTCGCCGGCATGATGAAGCCCGGCGTGGCACCGTCGCCGTTGAACACCTGTATCTTTTTCAGAAGCTGCCACTCGCGGGTATCGTAGGCGATGCGCTGCGCCATCTCGTTGGCGAGCGCCAGCATCTCCTGCATGGTGCGGTTGCCGGTGATGCCGGAAAAGATCGAGGTCGGCAGCACGACGCCGGTCGCCGAACAGACGTCCTGAACCACCGACAGCACCGTCATGTCACGCGGCCTTTTCGGTCTTCGCGCCCTGCGCCATTCGCAGCAACGTCTTCCTGGCCAGCGAGCCGTGTGGCGCGTGGCCGGTCGTGGAGGTGATAAACTCGCGCAGTTGCTCGTCTGTCATGTCAGAAAATTCGCCTTCGGCTTTTTCCTTCAGGCGCTGCACGTCCTCCTCCAGCACCGCATTCTTGGCGCGCAGGGCCTCAAGTTCGGCGGCAAGCTTGCCGTCTGTGGCCTGTAGCCTGGACGTCTCGACATACTCGATGGCCTTGTTCTTGAGGTCTCGGCCTCCAGGGCCCAGGTTCTTCAGTTCCTGGCCGTCGATGCCGACCAGTTGCTCGACGGTGTAGATGTTCTGGGCGCGCAGTTCGGCGCGGCGGCCCTCGGACAGGAACGGCGCGTTCGCAAGCGGGGTGCCGGTCTTGGTCTGCGCGACGTGCGCCTTGAATTGCTGATACTGACGGGCGAAGCGTTCGGCGTAGGTGACCTGGGTCTGCTCGCCGGTTTCTATATTGTCCTGCCAGTGCGAGACCTCGGTGGCCGGATGCACGGAAAAATCTCTCGCGCCGGGCTTGCGGATTTCGCAGACCTCCAGATCGTCGCAGATCAGCCTGCCGGCCTCCAGGGACTTCGGTTCGTTTTTCCTCGCATAGAGTTTAAAGACGGCGACGAGCGCCGTGTCGGGGTCGCGCATGGAGTTCTCCTGTTGATGGGGGCCGCCACGATGGCGGCCCCGCCTTGCGGCTCACGCCGCAGGGTTGCTGTCGTAGAACCGCCAGTTGAACAGCGGATTAACGATGGTGAGTTCGCCCATCCAGCCGATGAACTGGGCAACGCAGTCCTTGTCTATGGGCATCATGCCCTCGCCGTCGAACAGCTTGTCGAAATTTCTGTTCGGGTGGTAGCGCATGCGGAAACTGTCGGTCTGCAAGCCGAACGTGGTGTTCGCCGGCATGTTCGAGCCGATGCCTCCGTCGAGCACGATCTCGGCGCGCTTGCCGCCGCCGATATATTCCAGAGCCGAGAAACCAAGCTTGCCAAGCGAGGTGTCGTTGGTCTGGCGCTGGATCGCTACCGTGGCCCCGTCGTAGGCCGCGAAGTGTTCCGGCGACATGACCAACAGGTCGGCGTAGTCCTTGCCGCGCGACTGCTTGGTCATGATGTAGTTGAGCATCGGGCGGATCGTGGTTGCCGACACTTGCGTGCCGAGAGCCGTGACCGGAAACGCATTGGCGTCGTAGGTCTTGGTCTGCCAGATCACCGCCGTGGAACGGTCGATGCCGCCGTAGATGCCGGCATTGGTCACGATGGGGACTGCGGTCGCGAGACCCGTGACCTGCTTGCCGCCGTTGGCGGTACCGTCCGAGTAGATCGCCGCGTCCATCGTGTCCTCAAGGGACCGCTCGGCTGCGGAGATGTAACTGTCGTAGACGTCCATCAGTTGCGCTTCGCCCTCGTTGTTCAGGATTTCCTGCATCGACAGGATCACCGGCACAACGACCATCTTCGGATCGTAGAAGGCGTCGTTGAACAGATCGAGCGCGGGGTTCAGAAGCTGATCGTAGCCCGAGTACCACTGGGCGACGTTCTTCTGATACTGCAGCGTCTGGCGAATGCGAGGGCCAGAATAGGTGTGCCACAACCCCTTGCGTCGCATCACCGCGAGCATGGCGTTGTTGTTGGAAACGAGGTCTTGATAACCCGGCGAGCGGTCTTCCAGCGCCTGCGACAGGATTTGCTGGTAGGCCGCATTTGTATTGAGTTGTGCCATGATGGCCTCCAATGCGGTTGATCAGAGCGATCCGTTGACCCGCTTGATGGCGTTCTGGATCGCTTCACGACGACCGACAGGCTTCTCAGTGCGGCGCGACGTCCCGTTTGAGGGGCCAGCGTCGGGGGCACCGGAGATCGAGCGGTCAATTCGGGTCTGAGCCGATTGGGTGCGGGTCTGAGCCGCTTGGGTGGCTGGACGAAGTAACTCCGCCCGCCGGTAGGCGGCTTCCAGATCGAAGCCGAACTTCAATTCGTTCTCGATCAGGTCGCCCAGTTCATCGAACCTCGGGTGTCGATCAGCGAACTGATCAACCTGCGCTCGGGTGTAATGGAACTGTTCTCTAGTTTGCATCTGTTGGAAACCCTGCGCAAGGGTGCTCACCATCTGATGCAACTGTCCGATTTGCTGGCTTTGCGCGTTCTGCACGTTGCCGCTCTGCACCAGCTTGTGCTGCTCGGGCGACTGCGACAGGACGTGATAGGCAATGTCGCGCAGGTTCAGCTTGCGCCCTTCCGGGGTCTGCAGGTTGAGATTGTTGACGATGATGTCGAGGCCACCGACGACGTCGCTGCGAAGCTTCTGCTCCATGCTGACGTAGTTGGTCAGCGCGCGTTCCAGCGTGGTGCCGTGCTGCGCCGCCATCTGGTGGAAATGGCGTATCGGGTTCATCGCTTCGTGGTCGCCGCGATACTGCTTGTACGCGCCCTCAAATTCCTGATGCATGCGGTAGACTTCGCCGCGCACGCTCTCCGGGGTCTTGTGCCATTCCGCCTTGGCGTGATCCTTCAGACGCGGCGGCGGCTCGCGATACGGCGTGTTGTCAGCTTGCCGCGCCTGCTGTGACCCCTGCTGCGGGGCCTGCTGTGATCCGGGCTGTCGGTCCTGCTCGCGCGGTGCGAACTGCCCCCGGTCGCCTCTCGGCTGGTCGGCGGGCCGCTTCTTGAGGTCGAGGCCCTCGGGGGTCTCTTCCGGCGGTTTGTTGTGGCCCGGCTTTGCATCGGCCACAGGAGGCTTCTGAGCGGGCTTGGCGGTCTTGGGCTGTGGATTGTTCGCGCGCTCGAACGCCTTCTGTATGGCCTCCCTGCGGCTCGGGGGGCGGTGTTCTGAACCCTTGAGATCGGTGACCGGCTTGTCGGGAGCCTGCTGGCCCAGCGGGGTCGGCGTCGCGGTCGGGTTCTCGTTGATCGGGACTTCGTTCGGCACAGCCGAAGGCGCGCTGCCCTGGGGGGCAACGGTAACGTCTGACATGCAGTGCTCCTATTTGCGGTGACCAGCCCGGAATTTTTCGACCGCCGTCTTGATCGACTTCCGGCGCATCTCCTTGATCGCGCGCTCGTCGGAGGCGCGCGTCTTTGGTTTGAATTTTTCGTTGCCGACTTCGATCAGGCCCAGCGCGCGACCAACGGCGCGGAAGGCGCGTTTCGAGGTGTAGTATTTCCCATCGACCTGTTCGGTCGGGTCCATGACGTCGGAGATCACGTAGGGCAGCGGAAGGTCACCACGTTTGGGTGGTTCGGTGACCGTGACGAAGGCCCAGGTCGTCGGGCCCGTCTGCATGTAGAGGCGCATCAGCGTTTCGCTTTGCGCCTTGGGGTCCGATGCATCGGCTTGAAGTCGCCGTCTTCCTCGGCGGCCTCGATCTCGTCTTCAAGGTCGTCGGGGTCGGCGGCGGTGACGGTGAAGGGCAGTGCCGCCGTCTGGTACGACCCCAGCTTCACTGTGGCCGACAACACGCCGACCTCGGTGAGACTGCCTTCGAAGTTCAGCTTGGTGTCTTTTTCATAGTTCGTCGGCACCGCAACGCCGTCGAACAGGATCACGCATTCCGGCGTGAAATTGGTGCCGTGAACCACCACCACCAGGGTCTCGCCGGCCACCGCCTCGGCGGGGTTGAGCCCCTCCAAGGTCGGCAGGTCCGGCAGGTCCGGGGGTTCGTTGTGCGAGAACGGCGTCAGCATCGTGAGGCGCTGACCCGGCTCGTTGATGCTGTCGAGGCCCCTCATAGGAATGTCCAGTTCAGGGCCGCGCTCGGCGTGCCGTTGGTGACGACGGTGACCGGCGTCGTTCCTGCGGTGGAACGCATCGGCGCGTTCAGCGCGACCAGCGAGGTCGGGCTGACGTAGTTCGTGGCGAGGGCAACGCCGCCGACGGCGACGATGGAGTTTTGCTGGAAGCCGGTGCCCGTCACGGTCAGGTTCGTGGTGCCGCCGTGGCCGGCGATATTGTTCGGCGCGAGCGCGGTGATGGTCGGCGGCGTCACCGGGGCCTGACTGGAAGCGTGCGAGGCATTCGGCGTGGTGGTGTAGCTGCCCATCACACTGATCGACTGGGTCGGTGCCGCCGGGACGCTGCCCGGCGCGGTCACCACCACCACGGAGCCAGTGGCTTCCGGGGCCGGCCCAGAGCCGCCGGACGGGGCCGCCACAGCGGTGAGCGAGCCCGCAGGCGCGGTGCCGGACGGTCCAATTTTCGGACTGACGCCGGCAGGCGGCACCAGCGCGGCGTCGCCTGTCAGCGTCGGCGGCGTGTTCGGAGGGCCAAACGCCACGCCACCAATCGGCGGCGAGCCGGTGGCGACATAGGGAATGTTGGTCGGCGGCGTCGGGTTTGAAACCGTCACCGTTAGACCGCTGGCCGCGAACTGCTCGGGCGCATCGCGCTCGGCTACCATGGTGTCTTCGTCGTCGTCGCGTCGATGCTTGATCATGTTGCAGTCTCCTCTGAAGGGGGGTAAATTCGCAGTAATTGGGAAAGGTGCGGGTTATGTCGGACGAAAAGAAAATCGCGCTCTGTGCGATCATGGAGAGGGTCCACGCTCTCGCAGACTATGCGTGGCCGCGCGACGGCTGCGGCAAATCGGCAATGTCCGCAGATGGCCTCAGACTGATCATCGACATCCAGCAGCAGGCCAGTGTTGCGTTGGGACTGCCGGAAAACCTCGACCTGATGACCGGCGATCCCTTGATCGACCTCTAGCGATCTTGGTCTTCCCATCGCTTCATTACGTTATCGAGCCACTGCTGATTGAACTCCTGTTCTGTCGGGACGCCCGGCGAAGGCCGGCCCATGTGGTAGGCGGGCTGGATCGGCACCTTCTTCCCGCTCGCCAGATTTTCCGCATTCAGCTTGGCCAGCCCTTCGGTAATGCTCGGGCCAGCGACATCGAACGGCAGCAGGGATGCCAATTGTCCCATGTGCTGACCGGCGACACCCTTGGAATAACTCGGGTGGGAGGTGTCGAGCAAACCTTGGCCCGGTATGTAGCGTGAGATCGACATGCCGGTGGTATTGCGCGGCAAGCCAATCAGTCCGGTGTCCGTCATGGCGTGTCGCACGGCGGCGACATCA